TAATATACTTAATACAAGGTAAGGTTATCGATGATGAAAGGGCTAACAATGATTGATAATATTGATATTGCTTATTGCATGGCACAGCTTGAGGATAAAATAAGATGGGAATGGAAATCTGCTAAAATTTACCTTGATTGTCGTGATGGCAGACCTGGAGATCCGGTGCATGACAGAATTATTGCTAGATGGTCAACTATGATTGATGCTTTTGAATTAGCATTTGGGGTTGATTATCTTTAGAATTTAGAAATTCAAGGTAAGGTTATCGATGATGAAAGGGCAAACAATGAAACTCCGCAACATGAGCGCATACGTCACCGAGGAAAAGAACATCACCATTGAGCTTGCAAGCGGCGATGTTCTGAACCTTGAAAACGCGCTTGTTCTTCACAGCTATTCTAGCCGCGTCGCCGTGTATTGCAAGATGCGCGTTTATCTGCTCCCTCGCTATGAATACAGCGTCACCACGTGGAAGCACGTTCACGCGTTCGTTCAAGATTATTGTAGTTTCGTTCGGGACTGTAACGCGCGCGAAATGCGCAAGATAGCGGCGCTTGGCGTTGATGATGTTGAGAAGGAATACGCATTTGCGAAAGGCATCGTAGAGGGGATACCCGTTGAAAATGTCAACTGTGAAGGTTGCGTGCTATTTGGAAACGTCGAATGTTCGCGTCTGTGCGCACTCACCCATCGAGTCGTTACTTGGTAAAGAGAGGAACGCAACAACCTCGCATTTTGTAAGCTATTACGGCGCGGCACGCATCCTTGAGTGTGAGCGGACTTCGCAATCACATAAGGACTACATTTACGATGTGCGCTACTCGTCGCGAGGTTTACAACGAGTTTGTTAGTGAGGTTTTGGACAATTTTAGTGAAAGGAATCGGTCATGGAAAAGCGAATTTTCGGACGGAAATACAATACCGATACGGCCAAGCTTGTGGCTTTTAAAGAAACAGTGACACAGGGAGTGGGCCATTATGCTGAAAGTGTTTACCGGAAACGAAACGGCGAATACTTTTTCTTCGGCCGTGGAGGTGCTGCTACTCAATACGCCGAATGCGAACACGGCGTGTGGGTCGGCGGACGTGTTATTGTGCCTTTGGATATTATAGACGTAGACACTATTGTAAAGGTGGTAGACGGATGCGAACTCGCTAAGTGGGAATACAAATGTCCGGGTATAGATGATTGTGGACGTTTTGATTGGTTTTACTATTGCACCGTCGTTCACAGCGAATGTGACCCCAATATGTTCCGTTGTTAGGCGAACTGATGAGAGTACGCGAACTCACCCTCGAGGAAGCATGGCTTTACATGCCCAAATCCCTAAAAGCTTTGATAAGGTTTTTGGGCATGCTGCTGACTTCGGTTGTCATAGTCTTGTGTGCGATTTAAGGGGACGTACTTGTGAAGATTTTATGAAAAGTTGAATTTTCCGAACACTCATATTCTCGTGCATGTTAAGATATTGAGCGTAGGATGTACCCCAAACAGAAAGGAAATCTAGCAATGCAGAACGTTACCCGAACCATGACGGAATACAAGATCACCGCGTATTCCGTGGGCGAATCCGACGGGGAGGTGGGCTTGAACGTCGTTGCGGAATGCACCGCCCATTCCACAGCAATGAACAAGGGAGAGGCCCGCGCGGCGCTGATGGAGGCCACGGGAACGGCCGTCCCCCGAGGATGCATGGTGGTCTGGACGCCGGTAAAGAGAATGAAGTATGCCATGCCTATTGACAAGTTCTTGGCCGAAAGCGTCGTGATCGAGGAAAAGGAGATCTAGAATGAACGAGGGTCAGGCTATGCCGAAGGGTCTTGCTATCATCATCAAACGCGAGGGCATTGCACCCGAAGTCCCGACCGCTGACGTTCAGTAACCAGAAAAGAAAGGTGTTTTTCATCATGTCTAACGAAATCGTTGCAATCTCCACCGCAGACGTTACCAGCGATATGCGCGAATACGACGTGCGCGAGTTGGAAGGCGGCAACCTTGCTGCTTTCTGTTCCGTAAAAGCGGAGTCGATGAAGGACAAGGCGCTTGTGTTCAACGCCGCCAACAACCCGCAGCATAAAATCGCGGACTTCATCAACAAGAAAATCATGCTGCGCGACGTGTACGCCGAAACCCTTGAATTGGTCAACAAGGAGACCGGCGAATGTGACAAGGCACCGCGAATCGTCCTCATTGACGATAAGGGCGAAGCCTATGAGTGCGTTTCCGTCGGTATGTTCTCCGCTTTGAAGAAGTTGATTGCCACTTTCGGCGAACCTACTTGGGAGCAGCCCATTCCTGTGGTTGTCAAGCAGGAGAAGGTAGCGAACGGCTCTATGCTTACGCTTTCCGTCCAGTTCTAGGGCTTACCCGCATATCAAGCAGACTAGGAGCCGCCGCTTTCGGCGGCTCCAGTTGTAAGGAGCGCCGATGTACAAAGTAAACATGCTGTCGATGGCCGACAAGGACTTGCTGAGCGAGTTTCTTTACCGTTCCATATGCCGTGTTATGAACGTCAACGTGTCCTTTTGGGACGGGGCGGTTCCGCAAGGGGTGAGCGTTTTCGTCGCGCATCCCGATACGGGAACGTTCGAGTACATGTTCACCAAGGACACGAAATATCCGGTAAGGCGAGACGACATTGACGAGGTTCTTCCCTTGCTGGAAGCTTATGGGAACGTGCGTGCGGGCGGCCTGGTCTACTACCTTAACTCCTGCATGGTTCCCGTGGTTTCCAAGCACAGGGCTTTTCCATATTGAAAGGAGGTGCGGAATGGTACTCACCAAGAACGGGATATGCTATGACCTGAAAAATTCCCCGTATTTCTGTTTCGTGGGATTTTACAAGTTCTTCTTTTCAAGTCCTGCGCATCTTGTCAAGTTCAGAAGAGAGTTGGAAGCTAACAGGGAGTGGCTGAACGATTCCATGACGAGGCGTTTCAAGTTCGATATGGACATGGAACTGCTTGCCGACTTCAGCCTGTACAGGAAGATAGAGACGCGGGGATTCCTGATAATCAACGAATCGACGGGGGTTGCGTACGAATGCGCAGAGAATATAGAATTTCATGGAATGAAAATCAATTAAGGAAGCTGAACTCTGCTGTGCGCAGGTACAACAACGCCCTTCGCAGGGCTGCGAAAGCCGACCCTCTTGCGCACATCTACCTTCCGCAGGAAGTCTCGTACAAGGAACTTAAGTCGTCCATCACCACCGCACGTGCGTTGAAGAACACTGTCAACAGGTTGACAAGGGTGACGAGGCCCAAGGCCTTGGAGCCGGTGCAGCAGAAGGACGGCTCCATCGTCACCCGTTACGAGAGGCACGAATACGCCGTGCTGAAAAGCGTGCGGGAGAGGAAAAAGAGCATGAGGGCCAAGGCAGAGGGAGTTGTTCAGCCAACGGCGGGTGCCGGAAATCTGAAGCAGGCTGCCCTTTCCAGGGACACACGCCCGGTGTCAACGTTGGGAGCCGGGGCGATAAGGCGTTTCATAGAGACGCAATCGCGTCTACTCAACATGAGCAACGAGGAACAGGTTAGACGTTACTATACCAATTACATGAAAGCCCTGTGGAGCGTTTTCGGAGGCTTTCCCGAGCATGATGCCGATATCGAACGTATCCAGGAAACCATACTGGCGATGGCGAAGGACGATTGGAAGGCCCTCGTCAAGGCCATCGAGGATTCCCCAAGCATCTCGTACATCTACGGGCCGGAGGAAAGGGAAGCAAAGATGAAGAAAATACTGGGTTACTGGACGAACGTTGGGGCCGTGTGATGGAGTACAAAGACATATGGGCCTTGACTTGGGACGGTGGATTATGGGATGGAAGCGAGGTTTGCAATGTGCCGACGTATGCGGCTGACTTCGAAACCACGGCAGATCCGGACGACTGCAGGGTATGGGCATGGGCTGCAAGCGAGGTCGGAGACGCCGAGAACGTGAGTTTCGGAAACGACATCGAATCGTTCGTTTCGTGGTGCAGGGCGGTGGAGGGCTCGAGGGTGTATTTCCATAACCTCAAGTTCGACGGAAAGTTCGTGCTGCACCACCTTCTGTCCAACGGGTGGACGTGGGTTGCAGGAAAGGACGATGCCAGACACAAGACGTTCACGACCCTTATAAGCGACATGGGCCAGTTCTACAGCATAAAGCTTTACTTCACCCCCGTAGCTGCAGTGGAGTTCCTGGATTCCCTCAAGGTGATACCCCTTCCGGTCGCATCCATTCCAAAGGCGTTCGGCCTGTCAATCGAGAAATTGGACATAGACTATCTGGAAGACCGGGAACCGGGACACGTCCTGACCGACAAGGAAAGGGCGTACGTAGCCAACGACGTGAAGATAGTGGCTTTGGCCTTGCAGGAAATGTACGAAAGGGACATGAAGCGCATAACCGCAGGGTCGAACGCGTTCCACCATTACGTGAAGTCGATAGGTGGGAAGAAGCGGTTCCGGGACTGGTACCCCGAGCCCGACTACGACCTCGATCTGAGGAAGGGAGGGTGCTACAAGGGAGGGTTCGTGATGGCGAATCCAGAGTTCGCGGGAAAGATCGTCGGCCCAGGCCTGTCTTTCGACGTGAACTCGCTGTATCCTTCCGTGATGGCTTCGGTGCATGGCGAAGTGCTTCCGTATGGGGAGCCTGAAGCCTATGAGGGTTCTTACGTAGAAGACCCAGAAATGGCGCTTTACATACAGTTTCTGGAAGCCGACTTCACGGTGAAGGAAGGTCACATCCCCTGCATGCAACTCAAGGGGAACAGGCTTTTCGGAGAGACGGAGTACATAAGGGATTCGGGCGGGCTGCAGCCCCTGTGCCTCACGTCGGTGGACTTGGAAATGCTTTTCGAGCAGTACGACGTTCATGACGTGCGCTACGTGAGGGGCTACAAGTTCAAGGGTTCCACGCTGCTTTTCAAGGATTACGTGAGGGAGTGGACGGAGGTCAAGCAGAGGGCGACGGTAGAGGGAAACCCTGGAATGCGAACCATTGCGAAGCTTCAACTGAACTCCCTTTACGGAAAGATGGCGACCAATCCGGTCAAGCAGTCCCGCATGCCGTATCTGGACGAAGGGGTGGTGAAGTACGCGCTGCTGGACGAGGAACGAAAAGAGGCCGTCTACCTTCCCGTCGGTGCGTTCATAACCGCGTATGCACGCGCGTTCACCGTGCGTGCGGCGCAGGCGAACAGGCATCGATGGCTCTACTCGGACACGGATTCCAACTACTTCCTGGGCACAGAAATGCCAGAGGGCATGGAAGTGGACGACGTGGAACTTGGAAAATGGGCTTTGGAACACCGGTTCGACAGGTTCAAGGCGCTGCGCGCCAAGTCCTACTGCTTCGAGGAAGGCGGGGAACTGGTCGTGCATTGCGCCGGGATGCCGTCGCGTTGCCATTCCGGCGTAACGATGGAGAATTTCGCGTTCGGCACACAGTTTGCGGGAAAGCTTCGCCCCAAGGACGTGAAAGGTGGTACAATACTGGTAGAGGACGTTTTCACGATTCACGAATAGGAGGATGCAGATGGCGAGCAGGTACGAACCGTCGTTGCGCGAACTGGCTATGGAGCCTGACGAGGAACGCCGCCTCGAAATGGCCGCCGAGATAGACCGCGACGCCGCGGATTTGGACGAGAGGTGGGACAACCGGGACGCATATGCGGGCCTCGAGGCCGAGCGCGACCGTCTTGCGGCGGAGCGCGACGACGCGATTGCCGACCGCGATTCCTGGAAGGAGCGCTACGCGGACAGGTTCTTCGATTCCGGCGAGGGAATCACCGACCGCCAGGACGTCATCGACCGCCACGCGGCGGACGTTCGGAAGGAATCCCGCCCGCGAGGCTTCGCGGCGCTGTGGGACGACAGAATCAACTAAAGGAGGACACACATGCCTACCAAGACAAGCACCGTTCCGGCGAAAACGAAGATCGACCCGGTGGCGGTGACCACCGCGCTGATGGAGGAAACCCCGGAACTGGCACAACCGCTCCTTGCACGCGGAGTGATCGAGAAGGCCGGGGACGGGACCATCAGCATTTCGGGAACCACCGAGACTATCCACAAGATCGGGGACTACATCCTGAACTACACGCCTGCCGCGAACGCGTACCTGGACGCGCTCGTCAACCGTATCGGGTTCGTCATCATCTCGTCCAAGATGTACACCAATCCGTGGTCGGCGTTCAAGAAGGGACGCCTCGAGTTCGGCGAGACGGTGGAAGAGATCTTCGTGAACCTGGCGCGTCCGTACCAGTTCAGCCCTTCCAAGGCCGAACAGGACGTGTTCAAGCGCACCATCCCGGACGTGCGCGCGGCGTTCCACACGATGAACTTCCAGAAGTACTACCCCATCACCATCACCGACGACCAGCTTCGTCAGGCGTTCCTGTCCTGGCAGGGAATCTCAGACCTCATCGCGGCCATCGTGGACAGCGTGTACACCTCGGCCCAGACCGACGAGTACCTGGTCATGAAGTACATGCTGGCGCGTGCCATTCTCAACGGGTACGTCCAGTCGGTGCCCATTCCCAGCGCCACCAAGGAGAACGCCGTTGACGTTGCCACGGTGTTCCGCCAGACGGCGCGCCTGCTCGAGTTCCAGAGCAACAAATACACCATGTCCGGCGTGACCACGCACACGAACATCGAAGACCAGTACATCATCGTCACCGCATCGTTCGAGGCCGTTATGGACTTGAACGTCCTGGCAAGGGCGTACAATCTGGATTACGCGCAGTTCATCGGGCGCGTGGTTGCCGTGGATTCCTTCGTGGACATGGATTGGCAGCGCTTGCAAGACCTGTTCACCGACGAGAACGGCGTCACCGACCCGTCGTTTGCCCCCTGGACGGAAGACGAGGTGACGGTTCTTCAAGGCGTCCCGGCAATCACCACTTCCCGCGACTTCTGGCAGGTTTGGGACAACTTCGAGAAGATGACGGAGAACTACAACGGCAAGGGCCTGTACTGGAACTACAACTACCATGTGTGGAAGACGTTCTCCATCAGCCCGTTCAACCAGGCCGTCGCGTTTTCCGACGTGGCTTCGTCCATCACCGCCGTCACAGTTTCGCCCACGGCTGCGACCCTTCCCAGGGGAGCAGACCTGGCCATCGAGGCGACCGTGACGGGAACCGGAGTGATCAACAAGGGCGTTAAGTGGACGCTTGCAGGAAACGCCTCTTCGGGCTCCTACGTCTCCGACGCCGGCAAGGTTCACGTCGCCAAGGACGAGACGGCCACGACGCTTACCGTGACTGCAACGAGCATTGCGGACGCCACGAAGTCGGCTTCCGCGACGATCACCGTGTCCAAATAGTCTGAGAGCGAGGGACTGTTCCAAGTCCCTCGCATCCGGGAGGTCTTCATGCCGTTTCAACCGTCAACCAACGTCTACATAGGCACTGTTCCTTTCGACCCGTCGTACAGGCATGTGAGGTACTTCTCCGACAGGGAAGCCCAACAGCAGTATTTCGCCGCCCTCTGCCCCATGTCGCTAAGGAGAGAGGACTACACATACCAGCGGGTCGACGATTCCATAGTGGTGCCTTTCAATGCCGAGACCTTGTACGGGTACAATTACTGCATGTTCAAGAACGAGAACTACGGTGACAGGTGGTTCTACTCCTTCATAACGGACGTGGAATACGTCAATCCCAACTCGTCAAGGCTGCACCTTTCCCTTGACATCATGCAGACGTGGTTTCCGGACTGCACCGTGAAAGCGTGCATGGTGGACAGGGAGCATGTGGACGACGATTCCATAGGAAGGAATCTGAGGGACGAGGGCATAAACCCGGGAATGCTCAAGCAGCAGAGCCTGGACATACTGGATGAGGGTAGCTGGGTCACCGTGGTTTCATGCGTGGTGGAGCCGACTTCCAGCGGATACGTGAACAACAAGGGAGATTTGTACGGGTTGCTCAATTCCGGGTCTTCCCGTTCCGTGTTCGCGAACATGTCAGGACATGACGCGCTGGTTGACTTCCAATCGTTCATGCTGGCGCTGTCGAACAACGGGCAGCAGGACGCCGTGGCCGATGCGTGGATGGTTCCGTTCTGGATGGTTTCATGGGGAGGGGTGTTCCGCCTGTACGACAAGGACGACGGGTTCGGGTTCTGGCTCAAGAACAGGGTCGATTCCACGGCTGCCGTCCGGGAACACTCGTTCACGGTGCCGTTCGACGACTGCGACGGGTACGTTCCCAAGAACAACAAGCTTTTCACCTACCCGTTCTCCAAGCTGGTGGCAACCACCTCGATTTCGCAACAGGAGTATTCGCTGGAATACTTTTCCTCCGTGAAGGGGCTTGGAAGGGGTTCTGTCGCCACCCTGAATTTCAGCGAGGTGTCGGCATGGGAACCGGACACGTCGCCGTTCCTGTATCCGATGGACTATAACGGGATGGGCGGAGAGGGACAGGATCTGAGCATATCCCTCCCGTCATGGCCTACCGTCACATGGGTTTACCAGACGTTCGCCAACATGTACTCCGGCGGTTACGGGGAGAAGCTGAGCGCATCCATTGCGAACAGCCGGAACTCGTTTTCCACGAACTTGGAGACGAACGCCAATTCGGTGATGGCCTCGATAGCCCAGGGAGCCGTAGGCGGGGCAATGAGCGGAGCGCTCGTAGGAGGCGGATGGGGTGCTGCCCTCGGTGCGGGCGTCGGGGCCGTGAGTTCTGCCATAGGCGGCGTGGCGAGTTCGGCCAATGCCTTGGCGAATTCGGAAACCGCATGGGAGAACCAGTACAGGAACGCCAAGGCAGGTCTGGCACAGGCTTCGTTGTCGCCGAACACCCTCAAGGGAACCATATCGTCATCCGCGCAGGCCTTGAACTCGGGAATGTACCAGACTTGGTTTCGGGTGTACAGGCCGCGCGCCGAGATAGCAAGGGTCATAGACGACTACTTTTCCATGTACGGCTACAGCGTTGGCGAAATCAAGGTTCCCAACGTCGTGGGCCGCAGGTCTTGGAACTACGTGAAGACGAACGGGTCTTCCGTTGTCGGCAAGGTTCCAGCCGGAACGCTGGCTCAGATAAACCGCCTGTTCGATCGGGGACTCACCTTCTGGCATGTGAACGACGTGGGAAACTACGCGCTGGACAATTCGATAGTATGATGGAGGACGCATGATGCTGACCCCTGGAATGTACGAGGGATTCAGGCTTCCCGACGGCAGGGTGCCGAAGAAAGTCGCTGGAAACGCCGTCCAGCGTGAGAACGACTGGCTCAACGACGAGACGTACCTGTCCTACATGTGGCGTCTTTACGACCTGGCGGTTTCCGTGTTCGAATGGAAGAACCTCCCGAAGGGCATAAACGAGAGGATGGTGGAGCGGTGGCTTTTGGCGAACGGCATGTGCCTGTTCGTGTACGACGAGGCCATCAAGGAAGACCCCGAACAGCGATCGCCGGAGGGCTATGCCATGCTGAGAATGGTCATGGCTGGCCCCTTCGACATCTACAACATTCCCAAGGAGCGTTGGGCGTACACGGTAGACCCCAACCATGCCACGATGAGGTTCGACATAACCAATTCGGTGATCTGCTTCAACGACAACATAGGCACGCCGACCTTCCTTCAACTCGACCTGTATGCCAAGATGCTGTGGCAGTGCGAACGCAGCGTGTACACCAACATAGCCCAGCAGAAGACGCCTCGCATAGTGAAGTGCAGCGAGAAGCAGCGCCTCTCCTTGCTGAACCTTTTCGCCCAGGTGGACGGGTTCATGCCAGTGTGCTGGGCAGACAAGGACTTGGACTTGACAGACGTGGAGGTGCTGGACACCGTTTCGCCCTACGTGGCCGACAAGATACAGGTTGTCAAGCACCAGATCTGGAACGAGGCGCTGACGTACCTGGGCATCGAGAACACGAACACGGACAAGAAGGAACGCATGGTGTCCCCCGAGGTGATGGGCAACATGGGCGACGTGGAGGCCCAGAGGTTCACTCGCCTGAACAGCAGGAAACAGTTCTGCAAGGAAGTGAACGAGATGTTCGGGCTGGACATCGACGTTGACTTCCGAAGCGGCATGTACATCAGGACCGACAAGGAAGGTACGGTTCCCGTTGGAGGAATGGAGAGCGGGACGGTTGACAAGGGAGGGAACACAGGGTATGGTGGAGGCAATCTCTGGCAGGCGCTCAAGGCGGCATTGAAGGGTGGAAGATGAGCAGGTACACGACACAGCTTAGATGGGTGGTGGAACAGGCCCTTGACGACATCGGCGCTCCGCACGAGGAATCCATGTGGGAGCGCGTGTATTCGGAAGTGGGGCTTGCAGACTATCCGATATTCGAAGAAGCCCATAGAAAGGTTCTGAACGACAAGATCATACGACACTACTACACGCGCGAGATAGGTGCCGAGACGGTTGCGAGATGGCGCATGTTCGTGAGAGACGCCATGCATCTGATAATGCCGTATTACAATCAGCTTTACGAATCCGAATTGCTTGCGCTTGGAATGGAGCCTTTGGGCGACCGCAACCTGTCCCACGTAGAACATGCATGGGGAACGGCCGAGAACATGGGCTCGGGAACCACGGAATCGTCAACCGACACTCAGAACGTCTACCAGGACACGCCGGCAAGCCAGATGTTACCGGAGCAGGTGAAGAGCCTGGAATACGCCACGAACGCGACGTTCGACACGGAAACGGCCAGCGGCAAGGCGTCCAACGAAAGCACGGGAAGCTACGACAACATGGTTCAGAGGGACGAGACGGGATATTCCCGCCCGCAGTCCGAACTTCTGAAGCTGTACCGCGAGACGTTCCTGAACATCGACAACGACGTGGTGCATGACCGTGAACTGGCCCAATGCTTCATGACAATATGGTGAAAGGAGGGAACATGGCGACGGACGTAAGGATACCGCCTTTGAGGTTCTTCACGCAAAGGGTGCTTCCTGCGGTGTACACCGACGAACTGTCGTACTACGAAGTCCTGGCGAAGGTCGTCGACAAGCTGAACGAACTCATAGACGTGGTTGGCGACAGCGCCACCATCGAGCAGATTCAGCAGGTCATAAAGGACATAGAGAAAGAACTGTCCGCATTGTACTTGTATGTTGACAAGGAAGTGCAGGGAGCCAAGGACTATTCGGACGACCAGAACGATATCCTGGAAAAGTACCTCGTTTCCCTGATACTGGATGCGACCGTGGGAAAGGTGTTGGTGCAGTCCCAGACAGGGGGCGGAATATGCCCGCTGCAGGAAGAACTGGACAGACAATACGACTTCTTGAGGTATTATGCCTACAATGCGGGCAAGATGGATTCGTTCGAGAAGACCGCGCAGGAAATCGACGGATACGATGCCACGGCATACACCGACGATCTGTACAACGCCGTTCTTCTGAACGGCAACAGCGACCTGCCTGTGCAGGATGGAAACTAAGGAGAGTGTCGACATGAGTGCTACCAACACAACGCCGTTCTTGCAGCTGCCGCTATTCGCTGCGACGGACAAGCCAACATGGCTTGGGGACTTCAATGGCGCAATGTCCAAGATCGACACGGGCGTTGCGTCCAACAACAACAAAATAACGGAACAGACGGCACAGATCGCTGCCGTCCAGAAAATGGCGGAGAATGCAAGTGTTACGGCCAACAAGGCGATTTCCGTAGCTGAAAGCGCCACGCAAGATGCAGCAGCCGCGTCATCCGCAGCATCGAACGCCCAGACAGACGCAAGTCAGGCGCTTTCAAAGGCAAATTCGTTGGAAAGCCGGTTCGAACTGGTGAAGTTCGGGCAGGTAACACAGACGCTGATGACGCCATCCAGTGGGTTGACTATTGGGAATTCAGTTATCAATTACGCCCTCAATCAGGACGGGACATACGGCAAGGTATACGGGCGCATACAGGTGACCACGCAGACCGGCGACAGCGGGCAGCGCGTGACGTTGAAAGCGGGCAGCATACCGTTCAAGAAACCGTCTTCGACCGTGAAGGTGACGTTCATAGGCATCACGTCATGCTCACGTGTTGGGCAGAACGACATAGAACGCATAAACATTGCTGACATGTGGCTGGAGCCCGATGGTTCGTGTAGCTTCTCTTCCATGTCCACACCGTGGACTGATGAAGAAGTCAAAATAGACATACTTGCCATTCCTATCTATTTTAAGGACTTCGGAGACACGGGGGTGGAGCAACTGTTTTCATTGATGAACGCACCGGAAGAGAAGTTTCTCGAGGCTGTTAGAAGCGTGTAATGGCCATGGCGGAAGTTCCAGACAGAGGAAACCCCAATTTCTTCACGCTTTTCAACGGAAGCCACGTGGCGGAACTGGCAGGGTCGTCTTCCACCTCGAACGTCTTCATGCTCACTTCCATGAACACCGTGCAGTTCCTCGGGGACTGCACGGCGGGAGCGGACGGCAGGATGTGGGTTCTTCCGGAGGAATGCAGGCCGAAGAACCCCGTCCGCTTCATGTGCCCTATCGAGCCTATGGGCGACGTGCCTGGTGCGTCCTACGAGGTCGTGGTGGACGTGACGGCGGAAAGCAAGGCGGTGGAGGTCGTCACGGGAATCGCAACGGGGACTTCCAAGGCGTTGACGGAGGCCACGCTGGCCACGGAAACGTCCAAGGCGTTGACGGAGGCCACGCTGGCCACGGAAACGTCCAAGGCGTTGACGCAGGCCACGCTGTCCACGGAAACGTCCAAGGCGTTGACGCAGGCCACGCTGTCCACGGAAACGGCGAATGCGGTCGATGGCGTTGAGATGTCCACCAGTCAGGTGGGGAACCTCGTTTCGAGCCCGCCTCCCATGGCGGGGGCAGGGCTGACGGCCGGACAGTACGACGACCTGGTTGGAGCGTCCGCCCTTTCGTCGGCGACGATGACGCAGACGAAAGTGGAAGTGCTTTCAGGCGTCGCCCTGCAGACGGCGGAAGGGGAAGTGCTTTCAGGCGCCGGCCTGCAGACGGCGGAAGGGGAAGTGCTTTCAGGCGCCGGCCTGCAAACGGCGGAAGGGGACTTCCTGGTTTCTGCGACGGCAGTGTCCGGAAGCATCGAGGTGACGGGCATGCCGAACGCGAAGAAAGCGACCATAAAGGTTCCCGACACGCCGGGTTCGACGTTCGCCGTCGTGACGGTGATGCCTGACGGGACGATATCCGGAGAGCCGGAAGTTCTGCACTACACCAACGGGCACATGTTCAGCATATCGGACAACTGGTATTTGGAGGGATAGAATGGAATTGGTGGATGGAACTCAACTGTGGGCCATGGGGTTGTCGTGCGTCTTCATGTTGCTGGACATCGTGTCGGGCTTCGTGGGCGCGTTGAAGAACCGGTGCGTCAACTCTTCCAAGATGAGGGACGGCATATTCAACAAGGCCGCGCTCTTGATCGTGGTTTTCGTGGCATGGCTGGTAGAGTTCACGGTCAGGTATGTGCCAGGTCTTGGCTTCGACATGCCGCTTCTGATTCCCGTCTGCGTCATCGTCATACTGATGGAGGTCGCAAGCGTCATGGAGAACGTGGCGAAGATAAGTCCGGCGCTTGCTGGCAGCAGGCTTTTGAAGTTCTTCGATTCGGAAAAGGAGGATTGAGGCATGGAAAGACCGAACGACCTGCCAAACCCGGAAAACTCGGTTTCTTTCGAAGACGTTGCGGAAGTGGAGGTGATCGACCATGGGGACGCCGAATGACGTGCTGCGCATCGCTGCCGGAGAGATAGGGTACTATGCTCCGGACGACCCGCAGCCGGGAAGCAAGTACGGGCGATGGATGGCCGACGTGACGGGCGAATCCTGGCTTGCAGGCCCGTCCACCGAGGTGTGGTGGTGCATGATCTTCGTGTCCTGGGTGTTCGCGCAGGCCGGTGTGGACTTCCCGGGCGCGCCCTCGTACAACACGGATTCGACCCTGGCAGCCGCACGCAAGGTAGGGCGCGTCACCGACGCGGGGCACGCGGGCCCGGGAGACATCGTGGTGTTCGACTGGAACTTTTCCAGCGCGGCAACAGACCACGTGGGAATCGTGGAGAAGAACTATGGCACGTACCTGCAGACCATCGAGGGCAACACTTCGGGCTCCGCAGCAGGCAAGCAGTCCAACGGCAACGGCGTGTGGAGGCGCACGCGGGACTACTCGGTCGTTGCGGGCGTGGTGTCCCCATATTGGGACGGCCCGTCCTCTGCCGCCCCCGTGAACGCGTCCCTCGACGTGGACGGATGGTGGGGGCCTGCCACGGTGAGGGCCTTGCAGGCTGCTCTCGGCACCGACCAGGACGGCGTGGTGTCCAACCAGGACAGCCGCGACATGTCGGCAATCGGCGGAGTGCCCTCCACCGCCTGGCAGGTGGGCCGGGGCGGCTCCGACGTGATCGCCGCGCTCCAGTCCAAGGTGGGTGTGGAGGCAGACCGCTACTTCGGGCCGAACACGTGCCGCGCCTTGCAGCGTTACCTCGGCACCGAGCAGGACGGCGTGCTGTCTCGCCCGTCAGCGTGCGTGAGGGAAATGCAAAGACGCTTGAACGCCGGAACGTTTTGATGTATAATGTCAATGCGCCGTTAGGTAAGCTGGTTTCTCGATTCTGTGGGGCACGTCCTGAAAAGATGCACAGGTCGAACGGAGAATAGCCCGCTCTGTGCCTTCCCTATCGGTTGCAAACCTTCCCTTTGAGCGCCCCGCTTGCATGTCATGATGGGGCGCTCGCTTCATAAGGAGACGAAAATGCAGAAGTACATCGACTTCGACAGGACGAGAAGCCATAACTGCCTTTTCAACTTCGTGAACGGCATACGTGGGTGCGGCAAGACCTATGGCAAGCTGAAAGACGACATCGACCGCTACATGAAGGGCAAGGGGCGGTTCATCTACCTGCGTAGAAGCGAGGAAGAACTAAAGACGTTGACAACGCAGAAGTCCGGCCGCCTTTTCAACCACGTGCAGACCGAGTACGAAGGGCATGCTCTATGGTGCGAGGCCAACTTGCTGCACATCGACAAGGAGGTTTGCGGTTATGCGGCAGCCCTCTCAACGGCCCGCAAACTGAAATCGGATGCGCTGGACTACGTGACGGACATCATCTTTGACGAGTACGTCATAGACGACACGACTTCGCAGCAAAGGTACCTGCCAGACGAGGTGACGGCGTTCTTCGAGTTCTACGAAACCGTTGCAAGGCCGGGGTCGAGGGACTACGACGTGACGGTGTGGTTTTTAGGAAATGCCATATCCTCGTCCAATCCTTACTTCGACTTCCTAAACCTTGACTTGCCCTATGGAAGCGACATAATCAAGAAGGGCGAGTTTCTGGTTCAGATGTGCGCACCCCCAGACCTGATAGAGGCAAAAAAGAAAACAAGGTTCTATCAGGCTATCGCAGGAACCGAATACGCAGCTTACGCAGTTGAGAACAGGTTCCTGAGAGACAATCGAACGTTCATAGAGAAGAAAACAAAGGACGCTGAATACCAGTTCACGTTGATCTACTACGATAACCTAATAGGTGTGTGGAGAGACTACCGTAACTGCAAGTTCTACATAAGCGAGAGCATTGACAAACAGTGCAGAACGGTGTATGCTGTAACCACGGAAACGCAGGAACCTAACACGTTCCTTCTACGTGGATTCAAGAACAACTACCATTTGAAGGAACTAAAGAAAGCTTACGATTCTGGATGTCTGTTCTATGAAAGCCAGAAACTTTATAAATGGTTCAGGGACATCGTGAGAATGGGGTTGAGATGAAGCTTAATGAAACCGACAAAGCGCTGTATTGCATAGCATGGTATAATGGATATGCAAAAGAATTGAAGCGTATTCATAAATATCTAGCTAAATGTGAAAAGGAAAATCGTGCAAATGCTCCTATACCAGGACATTTCTTGCAATTTGACTGTGATCATTTAATAAGGGTGTTTTGGTCTGTATTGGTTCTCAAATACGGAAATTACGGAACATCTCCAAGAACAGGATGGATAGATAATATTCATGCAGCTAAGAAATACCTAGAAGCGCTTTGCAAGATTAAGTAGGAATGTCATGGCAGAACCTGTGATCATAACAGCAATCAGAAGATCAGGTGTGGAAAACGCCTATATAGGTACGATAGGTGATGACGGATACGTGTATTTCAACGATGCCATGTTCTATAGGTTCAAGCCCACAGGAACATGGGAACAGAACGTGTACGTGTTGAACCGGTCGCGGTATTCGTGGGCTAAATGCACGATGTTCGAAAAGATATCAGCCGTGAATCTTAACGCTGGCGCAGGAAGCGTTGCACCGGGTGGAATCGGAGTCGAGGGGGCAATCAAGTGGGCTATTGCTGTTGCAGAGGATGCATCCCATGGATATGATTGGGACTACCGTTGGGGACCTGACTACGACTGTTCTTCGCTTGTGTATGAAGCTTTCCGCGTTGGTGGTGGTTTCGACCTACCAGTGCATACTGGAAACACGCATTCGATGATTAGAGACTTCACGGCAATTGGCTTCAAGTGGCTAGCAGGAAAAGGAAATTCAGCTAGCGAATGCGTAAGAGGTGATATACTCCTGAATACGGCAAACCACACTGAAATATATATTGGTAATGAAATGAATGTTGGAGCGCATATAAACGAAAAAGGAACGGTTAGAGGTGGCAGACCTGGAGATCAATCAGGTAGAGAGATTTGCACCAACGCATATTATTCGTATCCTTGGAATGGAATATTGAGGTATGAAGGATGAAAATTTACAGGTAAATGTAAAACATAATTGTAGTATCAATAATAACCCTTGTTGCCGTAAGGGTTATTTTTCTAGTTAGGCTTTGGTGTTAAATTATGAGTGTATATAAGAGTAAGTTAATAAGTTTGCATATAAGAGTAAGTTAATAAGTTTGC